ATTATTTTCACACAATTGTAACTTTTTCTACCGGTAATTTTTAACCTAAGATATTTTTTGGCCTCTCTAATGCACCTGATGCATCAGGTGCTCTTATTTTCCTTAATGAATATATAACTATAAATAACGATATTTTATGAATGCAGGGCTTCGAAATAACATAGTATCGCACCTTAAGAAAAAGGGAAACTATGAACCCGATGTCGATGATTATGTAATTGATGAATTGATATCGAACATTGAACTATCAAAAGAATGCTTAAATCAAATAAAAGAGGAAGGAGTTGTACAACACTATATTACAACCTCTGGTAGTGAGATGTCAAAGATGAATCCTTTGGTAGGAATTTATCAAATGTTCCAGAGAAACATACAACAATTGGCGGCAAAATTAGGCATTAATAGAAAAGATAGATTGATGCTTAAACTCATACAAGAAAAAGAAAAAGACGAGTTTGACAAGGATTTTAAATAAAGATGAATATGTTCAAAATTGTTGGGAAGCGGCAAGGTCATATTGTGAAGGTGTTCAAGATGGAACAATAATTTGTAATGAAAACATAAGACTTGCAGTCAAACGCCACGAACTTGATCTTTTAAGAGATGACATTGAATTTAGAGTTGATGCAGTTGAAAGAGTTTACAAATTTTTCAGTTATCTCTACGTAGAGGAAAATAAGCAATTCATTTTAGACCCCTTCCAGTCATTCATTATTCTTGCATTGTTTGGTCCCTATTTCAAAGGAACAGAAATAAGAAAATATCTATATGCATTCTTATTCATAGGACGAAAAAACGGCAAGACGACGTTCGCCGCCGCATTACAATTGTATTTTATGATGGCTGACAATCAGTCATTTCCTCGTTCATTGCTTATTTCAGCATCACAAAAGAACGCAAAGGACACATCATTTGGAGCTCTTCAAGAAATAATAAAGTGGTCACCGGCAATTAATTCAAGAGTTATTGCAAGAAGGTCAAATAGAGTTGAATTTAGAGACCCCTCAAGGTTAGGCTGGTCACAAACAACAGTTATGGATACGGATAGATTAGAGGGTTACAACCCAACTTCTTGTATACTCGATGAACTCCATACGTATAAAGATGGATCAAAATTTAATGTTATAAAGAACGGTTTAGGAACAAAACTTAATCCTATGCTATTCCTTATCTCAACTGGTGGTTATGGAAAAGATTCATTTTGTACTCAATTAGTTGAAACAGGAAGAAGAGTTCTTCGCAATGAAATTACCGATGACAGATTCTTTTATCTTTTATATGAATTGGAAGAAGGCGATGATTGGCAAGACTCTAATGTATGGATAAAGGCGAACCCAGGATTAGGAACAATATTAGATTATAGACTTTTTAAGGACGATTTCAATACCTCAAAAAATATTCCTTCTCTATTAGATGACTTTCTAACCAAAAGACTCAATATGTTCTTGGAAGAAAATTCCGAATGGTTGGAAAGACAAACAAGAATTGAATCATTTAAAGAATTTTCAGACGATGTCGTCAAAGAACTTCCTTGTTATGTTGGACTTGACCTTTCATCAACAAGAGACTTAACATCAATTGTTTGTTTATGGGATGCAGGTGACAGGTTCTATGCGAAGTCTTGGTTCTTCTTTGTTAATAAAGGAGATAACGCATTAAGAAAAGGCGGAATAGATGTCAACAAATGGATTAATGAAGGATATGTTATTCCTTGCTCCACTCCTACTCTTGATTATGATCTTCTTAAACAATACTTGATTGAGATATTCAACACTTATAAAGTGTATGGTTTGTACTATGACCCTTGGCATTTTGATAGACTATTAAATGATGCAAAAGACATAGGATATTGGTGTGTTCCTATTGCACCTGGTGTTAAGAATTTTGATCCTTCATTAAGATTTACAGAAATTCTATTCTATGAAAGGAAACTTCATATATACCCAAATGAATGTATGAACTGGAACCTAACAAATATAGTCATCGGTAAAGGTGATTTGAACGGAAATATTAGACCAAATAAAAACGAAAGCAAGGATTCAATTGATGGCGTTATATCTCTTCTAAATGCAATGTCAGGTTATCTACAACAGAATAAAAGTGCCGCTGCCAACTATTTAAAAAGCATTGAATAATACGAATATATAAGTAAAATAAGTCATTTATATGTCATTTTTATCAAAATTTCTTAGAGTTAATCCTAAAGTTGTGGTTGCGGATACTGCGACAGAGATAAAACTTATTCAGGATGCTCTTAATTTTCCAAATTATACATTTACTACTGAGGACGGTAGAAGACTTTCCGCAGTCGTAATCTGTAGCAAGATATTAGCTCAAGACATAGGTAGATTACCCTTGAAAATTTATCAAACAGATGATACTGGAAACAAAACAATTTTAAGAAACGATTATCGATACTTAATACTTCACAATCATCCAAATTCTTATACTGATTCATATACATTCTGGAGTTCTGTAGAATTCATCCGAAGCTTCGAGGGAAACGCTTATGTTAAGATTAATAGAGATCCTAATCTCAAACCTATAAGCCTGGAGATTGTCACAAATGATAAGATTTCAGGTCCAGTTTTGATAAACGGACAACTTTATTATGAGATAAGTGAAGACGGCAAAGAACCTTACAGTGTCAATTCTTCTGAAATACTTCACTTTAGAAATCTCTCAGCAAACGGGTTGAAAGGTAGAGACCCGAAAGAAGACCTTAACCTCAACTTAGGCATTTCATATAAAGCACTTACAACAATAGATAATTTCTACAATAACGGTGCAATTGCAACAAAGGCACTTGAAACTGTAATTCCAGAAACCATAAACCCTAAAGAATGGGTGGCAAAAGTCGATGACTTCAACACCAAATATCAAAGTTACCTTAATGCAAACAAAACAGTAGTCCTCCCTCCTTTCACAAAGTTAGTTGACCTTAATGTGAATTTTGCAGATGCTCAATTCATAGACACTATTAAGTATAACAACGGTCAAGTTGCCTCATATTACGGGATTCCTCAACATAAATTGGGAAATATAGAATACTCGAAATACAACAATTTACAAGAAATGCAGGCAGACTACACCAAGAATACGATTGGGCCAATCATCACAATGTATAGAAGAGAACTCGAATTCAAACTATTAGATGACAATGAAGTAAGTGAAGGCTACAGTATTGAGTTTGAAACCGGCGCATTGGACATAACAGATAGCAGAACAAGAATTTCGAACTATAAAGATCTATATAGTATGGGTGTTATCTCACCAAACCAAATGGCGAAACTGGAAAACTTCCCATCATTTGAAGGCGGTGATAGTCACTACATTACAAATCAGGCAATGTCTATTGAGGTTTACAATAAGAAGAATGCAGTATTAACACCTGATGCTTCTTCAATGAATATATAACTAAAATGAAGTTTAATAATGAGTAAAATTCAATATAGAAACTTTGAACCTGGAGAAGGTGAATTAAGAGCTTTCAAAGATGAAAATGAACAGATGATTTTAGAGGGTTATTGTGCTAAGTATAATGTTCAAAGTCACTTATTATCTGAAAAAGGAATACGATTCATTGAAATTCTTGAACCTGGCACATTTAGAGATCACGTAAATGATGAAGTTTATTTCACATTTAATCACTCTAAGGATAAAATTATGGCTCATACAAGAAATAACACCTTAATTCTTACTGAAGATGAAGTAGGATTGAAGTTTAGAGCAATCCTCAATAATACAACTGACTCGAAAGACTTATACGAAAGAGTTTCAAGAGGTGATTTAGTTGAAAATTCATTCGGCTTTCGTGAAAACCTTGAAAGACAAATATTAGATCGAACCTCTGGTAGTGTTCCTATCAAAAGGATATCGGGAATCGAAAACTTGTTTGATGTAAGTGTTGTAACAAAGGCAGCATACCCTCAAACTGAGGTATATGTTAGAGAACTTGATGAAGAGAAAACTGAAGAACCTGTAAAAACATATAGTTCTGCAAAATATCAAAGAGAATTGCAGACGATAAAACTTAAAAATAATTTAATCTAATATGAAAAAGATCAACGAACTCGAAGCAAAGCTTAGAGCAAAAATCCAGGAAATGGATGAGTTAATTAAAAATGAACAAATGACTGAAGAACAAGTACGTAGTTGGGATGAAATGAAAGCTGAAGTTACTGCTATTCAGGACGAACTTAAAAGAGCTAAAGAACAAGAGGAACTTAATAAAGTTCTTGCTGGTCAAGTTCTTCGAAACGAAGATGACGGTGAAAAGAAAGACATCGTTAGAAGCTTCTTCAAAGCCGCTAATGAATATACATCTACAAACGGTAGAAGTATTTCTAAAGAATTTATGGGTAAAGAAGGTGGCCTTTTAATACCTAAAGAATTATTTAGAGCAGACCCTATCCTTTCAACAACTAATACAGCATTA